TTTGATATACGTCATCAGGATTTTTCCCACTCTTCATAATGAGTGTGGGGTTAGTTGTAACCCCATCTACCAATCCAGTGCTGAAATATTTTTCAATAATATCAGTGTCAGCAGTATCAAGAAAAATCTTCATGTAGTTGTGTGTATACTTCATTCAACGTGTACCGTACCAATCATTCCAGCCCCCTTATGAGGACCACACCAGTAAGTATAATCCCCTGCCTCTGGAAATGCAACATCAAACTCTTCACCTGGTAACATTGCCAGGGCTTCGTGACCTAAGTCAGGACGATCCTCAACAATCACATTATGAGGTGGGAGCATGTTGTTGACAAAGTGAACTGATTCTCCTGCTGATATAGTTACTTCTTCTGGATCAAAGACTAGATTGCCATTTGATCCCATCTGAACGTCTACTGCCCATGCTGGTGCAGCGAGAAATAATGTAGCGATAAATGCGAAAATAAACTTCATAAAGTTTACGCAACTACACTATCTATATCTCCCTTATTGAGTTGTAACGGGGGTTTGTTTTGACTTCCTGACTTATCATTTCACCAAATTCCGTGACACATTTACCCCAATCTGCTCTTGCATCTGGGGCACCTATTGCTTTTTTTGCCACAAAGTATGCCACTCCCTCCACAAAGCAGCACATTCGTCCGATTTCTTTTGCAGGTGCGGTTCCCTATACATGGGAAACCTCTTTGCGGGTTGTGTGCCCGTGACTACGTAGGTATTTATTTGATTTTATCTACAATTATCATTAGACCTTGAGCATAGAAGAACAACAAAACAGATCCAATGGCAGCAGAAATAAGTGTTGCCGTCTTGTTATGACGGTCAATCGCTTTATCAATCATCTCTTTACACTGTTCTTCAGTCACATAATGTGAGGGTCTGATTTCATCCATCCTGTGCGACATTTGGAAGATTGCTCATCGGGTCTGGTAACCCACTCACTATAGCACAAGCTCGCTTGTAAAAGTAGTTGTCGGTTGTGCCGTTTTCCTCAAATTTCTCTTTGATGATCTGCCAGTTTTGTAACTCGTCGGGATGCATGATTGGTAGAAAGATTGTCTACACACTATCTAGTGTATCAACTTGTTACAAAAACATTAAATATTAGGAAATTATAACGGAAGAGGTGGGATTTGAACCCACGGAGGACTTGCACCCTCGCTGGTTTTCAAGACCAGTGCCATAAACCACTCGACCACTCTTCCCTATTTGATTTCAAAATCCAACTTTCGGACTTTGCGTTTGCGACGTTCTTCTTGATAAAGAAGTTCAGTTCTAGAGAAATGACTATCAATCTTATTCTCCACATTGTTGGATACCATTACGACCTTATCAAGATCATTAGCACCAACTTTGTTGTCCACAACACTCATTTGGTTGGGACAACCACAGAATTGAATCTTACTAGTGGAGATCAACTCTCTTCCACATTCTTTGCATCTTACGGTAATCATTGGTCATGGTCCTCCTAGGGGGAATGCTTGCTGACGGGATCGAACCGCCGACCGCCTCGGTGTAAACGAGATGCTCTACCGCTGAGCTAAGCAAGCAAGACTCCCCAGGTAGGATTTGAACCTACGACCAATCGATTAACAGTCGATGGCTCTGCCGCTGAGCTACTGAGGATTATGTATTCCCCGAAGGGAAAGCGGGTGACGGGGATCGAACCCGTGACAAGAGCTTGGAAGGCTCGCATGTTACCGCTACACCACACCCGCAGTGCGGGACTTACATGAGAGAGGAGTGGTGGTGGGACTCTCTCAATGCCCATAATGACAATCATACCAGGTGGGTGGCAGATTGTCAACGACTCGCGAAGGACTCGAACCTTCGACCGACTGCTTAGAAGGCAGTTGCTCTATCCAACTGAGCTAGCGAGTCAGAGAGCCATTTGTCGGACTTGAACCGACGACCTACGCTTTACAAAAGCGTTGCTCTATCCAACTGAGCTAAAATGGCGTCAACCTCGTTCGATGAAATCTTCGTATTCGTCCTCGGTGATTTCATCAAGTGTAATTACTTCCAGATCTTCTCCATGTGGTTCCATCCATTCTTGGAACTCTTGGTAGATTGCCAAGCAATCTTTTGTTGGAAGTGGTTCAAGGAATCGGTCCATTGCCCATTCATTGATCTTAGCAACAATCTCTTCAGTCTCCATCATAGTAGTCTTTTCGGAAGTATCTGCTGAGGATGTTACTATTATAGAACTTGGGGGTTCCTGTGTCAAGGGCTTCCGTGAGGACGTTGTTTGTGAAGAGTTGTCTTGTTTCTTCGTAGTTTGTTTTGCCAGGTGTTTTATGTAGTGACAAGATGTGGCGACTAAAATTTTGTCTACCCAATTGCTCAATGTCTTCTTTAAGTTCTGGACAAGACCCATAATACTTTTTCCAGTCAGATTCTTTTTTTACTCTGCGCTTTTTACCGGGAGGTTTTCTAAATGACCAGAAGTATTTTCTTCCGATATACTGGCGACCGTTTTGGAGATTTGTAATGAGATAGACAAAACCGAAGTTATCGTCAATATCCTCAGATAAAAAAGGGGTTCCCTCAAAATACCAGGGGTTTTCATAATCACATTCGATACTCATCCAGCATAAACAATACCTCGTTTAGGTATTTATGGGCGAGGTCTTTCTCCCCTTGCCATACAGTGGATGGTTCCCCATCCACTTTGTTTTTTAATTTAAGCACACGAACTTTAAGTTCGTCTTTACTAACTTGGTTTCGCATCAGAGTTGGAATCCAGAGAACGTGTCTTTTTTAACATCTTGTTTGATACCACCGACGACATAGGACTCAACCTCTGTCTCTTGTGGAGCAACCTGGAGACCCTTGGAGGAAATCCAGTGCTGCGTCCATGGCAGTGGATTGTTCTTAGCAGGAATATCATACTGGCGATCCAGACCGATTGCAACCAGGCGACGATTAGCAATCCACTCAACATACTGCTGCAGCAGTTTGTCATTCAGACCAATCATAGATCCATCCTTAAACAGATAGTCTGCCCAACGCTTCTCTTCATTCACCGCATTGTCAAATGCCTTGTAAGTCCACTCCTCTTCTTCCTGCATGATCTGCTTCATTTCAGGGTCATCACCTGCTCTCCACTTGTTCAGAATGTTTTGGGTGATGGCGAGGTGTTGATTCTCATCTCTAGCAATAAGGGAGATAATTTTTGCTGAACCTTCCATGAGTTTAAGTTCACCAAAAGCAAAACTGCAAGCAAAAGAAACATAAAACCGAATTCCTTCAAGGATGTTGACATTTGCAACTGCTCTATAAAGTTTACGCTTCAGTTCACGACGATCGAATTGACCAGCCATGTGACCCTCATTGGCAAGTTCCCACATGCTGCTGTTGCCATACTGCTGAGCACCACCAATGAAGTCGTCATACGCCTCTGTGACGCTTGCAGCACGCTCTAGGATGCGGTCATCAGTCACAATCTTATCAAAGACCTCAGAGGGGTCTGAGTAGACGTTCTTGATGATGTAGGTGTAGGAGCGACTGTGGATCATTTCCATGAATCCCCAGACCTCCATACATGCCTCTAGTTCAGGTAGACTGCAGTAAGGAATAAAAGCCATCCCAGGACCACGCCCTTGAATGGAGTCAAGCATAATCTGGTACTTGAGGTTAGAGGTATAGATATGCTTTTGTTCTGGACGAAGCGTGTGATAATCTCCACGATCCTTTTGCAGCGAAACTTCTTCTGGTCTCCAAAAATATCCTAGTTGTTGTGTGGTCAGTTTATCAAAGACTGGGTATTTGTAAGAATCATATCTCTGGACTCCCAGAGGTTGACCAAAAAACATTGGTTGTTTCTTGGTATTAACTTGTTCCGTATTAAACACCGTCATACCCTTAACTTGACTCACGTTGGTGTCCTCCACGGAACTGACTTTAAACTGCACAGGATTCACACTCTCCCTCCTCGGCGTTACTTAATTCGGTTAACAGGTTTTCTAAATTAGGTTTTTCTTCTTCTACCTCGTCATTCTTGAGGTCATTCGTATTCTGATAGTAAGAAGTCTTCCAACCATACTTATATGTAGTCAGGAGATCATTTGCCATCACCGAAACGGGGACTTCATTGTCGTCAAAGTGTTCGGGGTTATACGACCAGTTGCCAGAAATAGCTTGATCGAAGAACTTTTGCATCACAGAGACAATACGGATGTATCCACCGTTATCTTTCATATCCCACAGAAGCGTATAGTTATTCTTTAGGGAACCATACGACGGAACAATCTGCTTGAGAGGTCCCTTCTTGCTCTTCTTAACGGACAAGTAGTCTCTAGGAGGTTCGATTCCATTTGTTGCATTTGACACAACGGAACTGCTCTCCGAAGGCATTTGTGCGGACAGAGTGCTGTGTCTGAGCCCTGACTCATTGATAGATGCCCTAAGAGACTCCCAATCATGCTGATACTCCTGAGTGGTAATCTCGTCTACATCCTTCTTGTATGTATCAATCGGCAGGATACCATCAGCATACTTGGTGCGACCAAAGTATTCGCAGTGTCCTTTCTCCTTAGCAAGTTGATTAGACGCCTTCAGAAGGTAATATTGGAAGGACTCAGACAGTCCATGAACAGCGTCCCATGCTTCTTGGGAATCATACTTGTATCCAAGTTTTGCCAAATAGTGAGCAAGACCAATAAATCCAATACCCAGGGAACGACGCGCCTTGGTGGCGATTTTAGCCGCCTCTACGGGGTAATCCTGATAGTCAATCAACTCATCCAAGGAACGAACAGAAAGATCACACAGATCCTCAAGTTCTTCATCAGACTTGACCTTACCAACATTGACAGCAGAGAGAATGCAAAGTGCAATCTCACCCAGATAATCATCAATGTGACTGATAGGGTAAGTCGGAAGAGTAATCTCTTGGCAGAGGTTACTCATGTTCACCTTATCCTTAAAGGAGGAGTGAGAGTTGCAATGATCAATGTTCATGATATAAACACGACCAGTCTCTGCTCTCTCTTTCAGCAGATCAAGGATCAGTTTCTGTGCCCCGATAGTCTTTCTTGGAACAGACTCATCTCGTTCAAAACCCACATATAGATCATCGAACCTATCAGTACCAAAAGCGTCATATAGACCTGGTACGTCATGCGGTGAGAAGAGGCTAATCTCTGCATCCGCAATGAAACGTTCGTAGAAAAGTTTTGAAATCTGGATAGAGTAGTCAAGTTTACGGACCCTGTTGTCTTCTGTTCCTTTGTTGTTCTTAAGAACTAGGATATCTTCGATTTCTTGATGCCAGATAGGAAAGTGGACTGTAGCTGAACCACCTCTGATGCCGTTTTGCGTGCAGCATCGGACAGTTGCCTCAAACTTTTTAAGGAAGGGGACCACGCCTGTGTGTTGTACCTCTCCGCCTCTGATCTTACTGTTGATGCCACGGATTCGACCTGCGTTGATACCGATGCCCGCCCTTTGTGCAACGTATCTCCCAATAGCCATATCAGAGCTAAAGATAGAATCGAGGGTGTCATCAACATCAACAAGAACACAGCTAGCAAATTGTCGAAGTGGAGTTCGCACTCCCGCCATGATAGGTGTGGGAATGTTGATTTTGTGTCTTGAGATTGCGTCATAGTACCTCTTTACGTATGACATGCGAGTATTCTTTGGATACTCTTGGAAGATGGTCAATGCGATCATGATGTACATGAACTGTGGAGTTTCATACACTCCACCGCCACTTCTGTCCTGTACTAGGTATTTATCCACAACCTGCCTCAATCCAGCATAGGTGAATAAGAAATCACGATCATGGTCGATGAACGAGTTTGCCTTATCAATTTCTTCCTTTGAGTACTTGGCAAAGATTTCCTTATCATACACATCAATATTTGTGCAGTTCATGATGTGAGGTTCCAGATGAGGCATTTCTCTCATCTTTCCATATAGTTGCTTGCGAAGGGCAAACAACAGCAAACGTGCTGCCACAAACTGATAGTTAGGATGATCCAAATCAATCAGGTCACTAGCAGCTTTAATAAGAATCTCTTGAATCTCAGCAGTGGTGATGCCATCATAAAACTGAATACCCGACTTCATCTCAACCTGACTTGCAGAGACACCTGCAAGACCCCTGGTTGCCTCTTCAACCATCAGATGCATCTTTTCTAGGTCAAGTGCCTCAATTCGACCGTCTCTCTTTTTAACCTTGGTGCCGTTGCTCATATTCTCTTCCAGGTGTTAAATTTAAGTTTTGCTTCTAGTCCTGCATATGTATTAGATTCTATCACAGACTGTACATCCAGTCCAGACATCACCATATCATTTATGTCCTTGTCATCTATGCCGTCTGGCCAAATGACTACTTGATAACCTCTGTCGATGGTTTTACTGATTCGATTGACGATCTCCCTGTTGCGTGGTTCGTTATCATAGATATAGACAGGATTGCTAATCCCCCAACGATCAACATCAGCATCAGCTCCGCACATAGCAATCGCATTGCGAATAAACGTTGAGTCGAAAGGTCCTTCTGTAACGTAGACTGGAGCATCTGTTCTGATGTTATCCAGTCCGTAGATTTTTGGTGCGTCATCATCAAGCATCACGGTAATGTATTTAACCTTGTTCGGACCTAGAGATCTTCCCTGAAACCCAATTAAGTTCTTTTCATAATAAAGCGGGATGATAATACGTTCTTCATCATGCGCTTCGCTCTCAAAGGTTGGTTTAAGACTGTTAGCGAACTTCTTAAAATGCTTAGCATAATAGAAATCATCGGGGTTGAGTTTCCGTGCTGTTAGATATCCTGCAGGTCTAGGATGTTCTGATGCCTTTGGAAGTTTGAGTTTCTTTTTAAACTTTGGTGCCTCAAACTTAAACTCTGGTTCATCTACAACAAAATTTCGACCCGTGTGTCCTTCCTTAAACTTCTCTAGGGCATACTGCTTTTGGACAGCAGGATCAATCTGCTTCAGAAAATTGTTAAAAGACATCGAAGCACCACAATTGTGGCACTTAAAGTTAGTGTTTGCCTTTACACTATACAGATATCCTCTCGTCTTACTCTTGTTCTTTTTTGAGTCCCCACAGATAGGGCAACGAAAGTTATACAGATTTGATTTGACTCGTTTAAATTTCTCTAAGCGTGAAGATACAAGACCAATAAACTTAGAGTCAACGTAATCCATTCACAGTGGCACTCACTGGTTGAATTATAGCACTCTCAGCAGAGGATAACAAGGGTCTCAGAGTTTTGATCGCTTGTGGATTTGTAAGAATCAATACTGCTCCCAGTGCTCCGATGCCAATCCAAAGTTTCCGTTCCAGTAATGATAATCGTTGAGTAACGTAGTCATGATCGCTGTCCATTTTATCACGGAGTTTGTCGATTTTATCAAACAACACCGCATCGATTTCTTCTTGCTTGGTGATCCTCTCTTCATGGACTGCCAACATCCTACTCACATTGTTATTTACCTCAGCAATTTTTTCGATAGCAGAATCTAACCTTGAGACTAAGGTCTCAAAGTTTTCTAATCTTTCCTCTAGAACTGCTACCTTTACTTCATCCATCGGTCTTCCAGTTCTTTCTAAGACCTTTCTGATAGATATATCTCTTTCTTGGTTTCTTACCCATAACTGGATCAAATCCAGCACTAGGTCCTTTTGGATCTGCAGCACCAGTAAACCCTGCTGCGCCAACAGTCATGTTCTCACGGATTAGTTTGATGATTTTATCAAGCCTGTTTTGATCCATCGTTGTAAATCTTGTATAGTTCTGACATACAGTACATATCGACTTGGATATCGTGTATGTAACACCTTGGAAAGTCCGGTAACTTTCCTAAAAAGACAATGAATGTCTTCATGCTAGACCACAATTCTTCTTCAATCTTGAAGAAAAGCATCGGCGTTGCTGCTTCACCAAAGATATTATACAGAACTATGAAATGATTTAGAAGGAGGTGAGATTTGAGTTGACCTGTGTTTTTATATCGCTTCAGTAATCTTTTGATATACTTAAAGTGATTCAGGTCTCTATCAAAGTCCTCCTTCGTTACCGCTTGCGGGTTCTCATAGTTCTTTATCGCGAACAGAAGAAAGTTTTCATCATTGAGTTCATTAAACAGCATAATATATTAATCAATATCACTTCTGACCAGGGAATGTAGGTACGTTGCCGGTGGTAATAC